GGGCTCCATCGCGGCAATCCGGCGGCGCAGGGTCACGATCTCGTCGTGGCCCATCCGGAGCAGGCTAATAGTTTCGGGGCGATCCATCTTCGTTCCTCCAACACTCTGATCGTGTTGAAGGGGGTGTTAGCATCATTGCTACATGATGCAAACTCTTTTTTGCATTCTTGCTAAAAAAGTTGTCGCGTCACATGCGCCGCCCGACCCAGACAAGCTTGCCGATAACATACACGTCCTCGGGGTCTGCCAACTGGGGAGGAACCACAGGGTTGTCGGATAGCAGTAGCAACTTATCGACGCCGCCCTCTCGAACCTTGCGGACACGCTTCACCATGCCACCGCCCGCATAGACCAACGCCCAAATTAGTTCGGACTGCTTTATCTCGCGCTGGCTACGGTCGATCATCAATAGATCACTTCTGAGCAAGGTTCCTTCCATGCTCTCGCCATGGCCAGTGGCAATGAACAGGTTTTCGGTATTTGTGTGGGTGAGCGCCTTGATGAACCCGACATTGAACGGGATTAGGTCAACTGAAGGGTACTCCTCCAGATTCGCCGGCTCTCCCATGGCGTAGCTTATATCGACCTGGCGCACGTAAACGACATCATCGGGGCGCTCGTTAGGGTCAGGGCGGTCGCCGTGCATGTTTGTCTGGTCGGGAAACTGGCGCTTCCATCCGGGGTACGTCGGATATTTAGCCTCAAGTTTCTCAAACGTCGGCTGACTAAGCCGCGTCGTGGCGGTGCCGTTAAATGGCCGCAACAATGTGGTGGGCGTCAACCCCGCCGCCTTCGCAAGGGCGCTAGGCGCCTTCTTCGCCCATCGACAGATATCCTTGACGAAAGCCGTGTCCGATTCGAGCCCGTTCATATCCTGCCAGATAGCAGGAATGCTAATGCGGGAGACGTTGCAAGATTGCAAATTGGCACTTTGCATTAAATAGCAATCATGCTAACGCTGTTGCCCATGCAAACGCAGACAGCCCCAAAACACCCTATACGGCCCACCGACCTGGCGAGCGCAATGGGATGGAGCGTCCCATACGCCAGCCAAGTTCTTACCTCGGCCCGGCCGCCCACGCTTTCGACTGCCCTTAAGGTTTTCGACAAGACAGGCGTTAAGATCGGTCCGGTCGAACAGGCCTCGGATGATGAGATCGCGCTGCTGCGCAAATTCGCGGAGGCAGCATGAGCATCACCTACGTGTTCCAGATGGACGGGCCTGATGCATTGGTCAAATTCGGCCGCACCAAAAACGTCAAATCCCGCTTCGCCACACTGCGCACTGGCCTGCCTTGGCCGCTTCGCATCGTCGCGTTGATTGGGTCTGATGTCGAATACGAAATCAAGCAGAGGTTCGCCGCTGACAAGGTGCAGGGGGAGTGGTTTCGCCCAACGGAAGCACTTGCTGATTATCTGCGCGGTGAAGCGGACGCCGGCAGGCTTGTGAAGCAAGTCGCCGTCGATCAAGCTTACATCAATGCAGTCATCAAGCCGCGCATCCGTGAATATCTGAACGGGCGAGAACCCGCCAATAACACGGCTGGTGACTTGGTTCGCTGCATTTTCGGGGACCTTTTGCCTTCTCTTGCGGGGCGAGAGAAGGAACTTGGCGCTGCCACGAAAGGCCACGTCACCGACGCGATGATGCGCGGCTACGGTCCGACAACTGAGCAACCTCATCTGATTGTTCCTGTCGCTGCCGCCCTGGCTGCAATCGCATGACCCATAACGGCAGCCCGGCAGCACCGGCGGAAACTCCCGGCGGGGTGTCCCCACCCCCTTTCCAACACCCCGCCGGTCTTTGCGTCGACGTCCCGGAATTGCTGTTCCGTGTGCAGGATGCCGAGGGCAGGGGACCATACCGCCCCGGATTTTCCGCGCGCTGGCGTGACAAAACCAACCCACGCCATCCACCCGCTTGGTGGAATGAATTGGGGATGGGCTTTTTCGAGGCTCATAACTTGGTCGACCCAGCGCTTCACTCTGGTTGCGCTTTCAGGTCGATCGCACAGTTAAAGGACTGGTTTTCGCCGTCTGAACTTAGGCGTTTGGACGCGCTCGGGTTCCGGCTGGTTACCATTCGTCCAGAGGCGGTGTTCGCCGAGACGCCCACGCAAGTCGTGTTTGGCGTGGCTGCCCCACTGCACACCTGCCGCTCAGTCATAAAGCTTGGTTCAAAGGCAATGGAGGCACTCGCGTGACCGACAACATCGATTTCTGGAGTCTCGTGATCGGTATCGTCGGCATGGCGGTCATTTGTGGCGGCCTCTACGGTTTCATCGAGCTTGCCGATGCCCGCCAGAACGCGCGCTACCACCGCGCTCAACGGGATAGGATCAATCGTCGGTTGGGCGTCTTCCATGAGGGAGGGCAATAGCCATGTCCAATTCGGGTATCTCCCGTAATTTCAAAACCGTTTCGGGTTCAAAACTGATTGACACCCTCGCGGCTAGCCTGAGCTCGATCAAGGATCAGGACAACCTGACCGACAAGGAGCTGGGCCAGTTTCTCGGCAAGGGCCTGGACGCTGGCAAGGCGTATCGCACCGGCTATGCGGAGATGGGCCTAGTTGCCTTCCTGCGCGGCTGCGAGCGTTGGAATGGCCGCTTTGCCAGCGACGTGTTCAAGCTGATCGGCATGAAGCTCTCGCCGCTCGCTACAGAAGCGGTGACCGACCAATCGCTGCAAACCCGTCTCGCCAAGATGATGGTCGAAGTCTCGATCGCGCTGGAAGACGGTGTGATCGACGACATGGAGATCGCCCGCATGAAGCGGACGCTGATCGAAGCTGGCGAGGCGATCGACAGCTACCGGGGGAGGGCGTCGGCATGAGCGTTGAAAGCACTTTGGCAGAACGAGGCGCGCGATACGGGTCATTCGATAAGCATGCCGTCATTGCGCAGTCGATCCAAACCGTGATGCGCGGGACGGACGTGATCGAAACTGGCTGGGAATATCTTGCGCCCGACATGCAGCAGGCGCTGACCGTGATCTCCGACAAGATCGCGCGCATCCTCAACGGTGACCCCGCCTACATCGATAATTGGCACGATATTCAAGGCTACGCGCGCTTGGTGGAAGCTAGGCTGAGAGCCTCGGAGGTGTCCGCATGATCTCTCATCTCATAGCCTCCTATCGCCAACGCAAGGCCATGAAGCGCTTGGACGAGTTGGTTCAGCAAACCCTCTCCAGCTACGAGCATCGACAATACCTGGCGCGCCGCGCTGCTGCCTTGAAGGGGAGGGCGCGGGCATGAAAGCCGAGATTAAAGTCCTTGGCACCCCGGTTCCCTGCGTCGTGCACTTCACGCCCGGCCGGGTGACGATCGACCGCCTGCAACCCGTTCCGGTCAACACCAAGCATCCCAGCTTGTCCGTCTGGAACTCAAAGGCAACCATGTGGGGGCAGGGGTGATCATCTCGCTCCCTATGCCTCCGAGCGCGAACAACCTGTTCGTCACCGACAAGCGAACGTTCAAGCGCTTTCCCGCGCCTGCTTACAAGGCATGGAAGAAGCGGGCGGCTGACGCACTCGGCCGCTACGCCGCGCTACCCCAACTCGAGAAGCCCTACGGCGTCCACATCCGCCTCAACCTCAACCACCAGGGCGACATCGCTAACCGCGAGAAGGCCTGCTGCGATGCGCTGGTTAGCGCCGGCATCATCGTTGGTGATCAGTGGATCAATACCCTCCGCATTGATCGCGACCGCACCGTTTCGGAATGCGAGGTCGAGATCTGGAGCTTGGCGGGGGAGGGGGCATGAGCCTTCAATCGATCATTAGCGAGGTTGCCGAGACGTTCGAGGTCCGTCCGATCGATATCATCGGCATCAGCAGAAAGCGTCGCGTCTGCATGGCCCGCTGGTGCGTCATGGCTCGCCTAGCAGACAAGGGGTGGACTGGCCACCGCATCAGCAAGGCCCTCAATCGCCACCATACGACGATCTATCACGCCATGGGGAGGCTCAATAAGTGAGCGCCGACCTGCTCGCACGTCTGATCGAAGCGGGCACGCCTGCCGCCTTGGTGGCGGAGGTGGCGATGGAGCTTGGTAAAGCCGAAGCAGAGCGGACCATCCTAGCTGAGCGCCGCAAGAATGAGCGTGAACGCAAGGCTCGGTCACGTGACATCACGGGACAGGACGTGACGGAACGTGACGAACGTGACCGTCTCCCCTCCCTTGATAAAAGCCCCCAGACCCCAAAAATTAATCCCACCCCGCTCGTACACACACACGAGACGCGCACGCGAAGCGCCGCTTGGCCATGCCCGGAAGGGGTTAATCCCGACCACTGGCGGGACTTCATGGGCAACCGTCGCCGCAAGAAGCTGGCGAACAGCGAAACCGCCTACGCCGGGGTTCTGCGCGATCTCGAAAACCTGACCGATGCGGACTGGCCGCCCGGCCGTCTGGTCGAACACGCCGCAGCGAAGGGCTGGGGATCGATCAACAAACCTGAAGACGGATACCAAAATGGACAACGGCGAACCAACAGCGTGGCAGGACATCGGGGGGCTAGTGCCAGCGGCCACGGAACAACAGTTGACGCAGCGCAACGATTCCTTGCCCGCCACAACTCCCAATTTGCCGGCTGATCTCAGACCTGCTTCGCTGCCTGAATTCATCCAAGCAGTTACCCCGTGCCTGCATCTGTGCGCACCGGTCGGCATGAGCCTCGAAGACCGCGATACGTGGTTCGACGCCGCATACATGGCTATCGGGCATCTTCCGCCAGATATCCTGTGCGACGCCGCCCAGGCCGCTATGCGCAAGGCAGACCATCCAGCGAAAATCGTGCCTGCCATCATGGCTGAGGCAGAGGAGCGCGTCGCGATGAGGCGCCAAGCGAACCGCTACACTGCACTGCCTTCGCCCTCTGATAACGATCAGCGCGATTTCGAAGCGTGGATAGCGGCGCTGCCTACATCAGACGAAATCGGAAACGTTCCACAGCGCTGGATCGACATCGCGATTGCCCGCAACGTCATTCGCCGGATGCCGGACAAGACGCTGGTCATTCGCCGGAAGCGGTCCGCATGACCCATCCCTACACCCTGGCATATCGAGAGAGGTAGAGATGCCCAAACCAACGCTCTCGGTCCCTGATGACTTCGCGATGTATGCATCGATCGAAGGCAACCTGAAGCTCCGCAAGCGCTACAACGTTGGCGGCGCCACAATCGAGCGTTGGCGTGCAACTATCGGAGCGAGGTACAATCGCCCGACTATGCCCAAAAAGATACCGATCGCGGTCAAGAAGCGCATTCGGAGACGTTGGGAATCGCAGGAGAAAATCGAGGACATGGACGACTTCGGCATAGACGACATGGCCCGAAGTCTCGACCTCAAGTCCTTCGCATTGGAGTGGTGATGGCAAACGATGAACGCCTTACCGAACTGAAGCGCAGGCTCGTCGCCTCCGAGCGCATGGGCCCGGGGTACAAGGATCGCATTGAAGCGCTCAAGCGGCAGATCGCCGAAGCCGAGGCACAAGATGCACAGCCAGAGTAAAATATTCAAAAATACGACAGGACTTCGCAATGGCTAGACCGAAGGGCTCGCCCAACAAATCTACGGCTGAGATCAAGGCCCTCGCCCAGAAGCACACTGGGAAGGCGATGGCTGAACTGGCGCGTCTCGCAACTGGAGCTGAGAGCGAAGCTACCCGAGTTGCTGCGATCAAGGAATTGTTAGACCGCGCCTATGGCAAGGCGTCTCAACCGATAGGAGGTGATCCAGATCTACCGCCGGTAAGTCATGAGATCGTGATGCGCAACCTATCGGAAGCCACCTTGCGCGAGATAGCCGCGAACTCGTGATACGCCTCACCGCAGACCATGTGCGCCAGGCCAAGTTTGAACTGACGCGCCGGCACACCGCCGACTTTGCGTGCATGGTCGATATCCCCACTGTACCCATCAGCGATGATGAAGAGGAAGAGCGATACTCAACGCTCAAGGTAGCGAGGATGGCGGCGCACCACAAGCTGCTCTGTGACAAGCTGGACGGGATCGAGGATGGTAGTATCCCGAACCTCATGGTGTTGATGCCTCCTGGCTCCGCAAAGTCAACATACGTCGACGTGGTGTTCGTTCCGCGCTTTATGGCGCTCAAGCCCCGCCGGCATGTGATCGTGGCCAGCTATGCCAGCAACATCGCCGCCAAGCAGGGCAGGCGCGCACGGCAGTTGATCAAATCTCCATCGTTCTACGAATGCACGGGGCGATCTCTAGACCCAGATAAGGCCGCCGCCGATGAGTGGATGCTCGATAACGGCAGCGAGTATATGGCTGGCGGCATCCTGTCAGGCCTGACCGGTAACCGGGCTGCGCTAGGCGTCCTGGACGATCCAATCCGTGGTCGTGAGGCGGCAGAGAGCGAGACTATCCGCGAAAAGACGTGGGAGGCTTATCAGGATGACTTTTGCTCTCGCCTCATCCCTGGGGCACCGCAGATCATGATCCTTACGCGCTGGCACCAAGACGACCCAGCCGGCCGCATTCTTCCTGAGAACTGGGCGGGCGAGAGCGGGTGGTTCAACGGTCGGGATGGCCGGCGTTGGTATGTCATCTGTCTGCCAGCGATTGCCGATCGTGAGGATGATCCGTTAGGCCGAGCGATCGGTGAGACGCTGTGGCCCGAGTGGTTCAACCATGAGCATTGGGCGCCGTTCAAGACCAACCCGCGCACATGGTCGAGCTTGTACCAGCAAAAGCCATCGCCGGATGAAGGCACATACTTTCAACGCGATTGGTTCAAGCGCTGGTCGCATCTCCCGTTGGTCCACAAGTACGGGACTAGCGACTACGCGACCAAGGATGGCAGCGGGGATTACACCGTCCATCATATCTGGGGCGTCGATCCACAGGGCGATCTGTACCTGATCGATCGATGGCGCGGGCAAACCACGTCAGATGTATGGATCGAGCGGCATTGCGACCTTGTAGAGCTTCACAAGCCGCTGGCATGGTTCGGAGAGGCGGGCCCGATCTATCGAGCGATCGAGCCCGCGCTCCAGCGTCGCATGCGTGAGCGAAACGCCATGGTTCGCATGGAGCCATTGCCATCGATAAGTGACAAGCCAACCAGCGCCAGAGGCTTCCAGTCCAGGGCGGCAACGGGGCGCGTCTATCTGCCAGACACACCAGAGGGCGATGCGGTCCTTGACGAACTGCTGCGCTTCCCTGCCGGCAAATACGATGACGAGGTAGACGCGTGTTCGAAGATAGGACGCGCACTTGATGAGATGCATCCGGCGATCGTTAAAGCCAAGCCTGCCGACAAGCACACCCCGACTGATCGTTACCGCAAACGGCAACCAGATATTTCTGGAACTGTCTGGTCGTAGGATAATGGCGGTGTTCTATGCCTGAAAGCCGCTCATGAAGATGCCTGCTCCCTATCTGACAGCGACCGCCAGCGGAGGCGCAAAGGTGAGCCTTTACCGGCATAGCGACGAATATCGGGGTGTTCTCGAAGTGCCTGGCCATTCGATCACGGCCACAGCGGACAGCCAAGCTGAGGTCTGCCGTAAGCTTGGGGCGTCGTTGTGATCGAAGTCGCAGACGCCCCGCTTCGCCTCCCGCACGCCGTGGTTCCGCATGGACAGGTTCCGGGCGACGAAGGGCATAGCATTACGCCAGTGGGGCAGGGCGCCAACGATGATGAGTTAGGCCCGCCCGACGAAGATGCGCTGCGCAAGATGTTCGATGAATCGCGCGATGTGACCGATAAGGCGCGCAAGGAGCAGCAGACAGACCAAGACTATTACGACGGTCCAGCACAGCTAAATAGCGAAGTGCGTCGTATCCTCGAAATGCGCAGGCAGCCGGCAATATTCGACAACCGCATAGCGCCAGCAATCGACGGCATTCTTGGGGTGATCGAGGGAGCAAAGGTCGACCCTCGGGGCTTTCCGCGTAATCCTCAGGACCAAGGCGCGGCAGACATCTGCACCAAGACGTTGCGCTATGCCGCAGATGTCGCCCGCTGGCAGCAGACCAAATTGGAATGCGCAGAGGACTATCTCAAGCAGGGATTGACTGCCGCTATCTGCGAGTGGGACGGCAAGACCATTCGGGTTGAGCAAATCCGATGGGAAACGTTCTTCTACGACCCCAAGAGCCGGAAGGCAGACTTCAGCGATGCGAAATACAAAGGCATCGCGAAGTGGATGTACGAGGATGAGGTACGCAAGGGATACGAGCGCGCCGCGAAGCTGGGCGACCTCTGCACCGTTCACGACAACGCAATAGACAACACATGGGACGATCGCCCGACCGACGGCATCCGCTGGGTCGATAAGCGTCGCAATCGCGTGCTGGTGGTCGAAATGTATTACCAGCATGCAGGCGAGTGGCTACGTTGCGTATTTTGCGGCGCTGGCTGGCTGGAGCACAGCAAATCGCCCTACGTGAAGGTGGGCACGGGTGAAACCCGGTGCCCGATCGAGGCGCAGTCGTTCAAGGTCGACCGCCAGAACAACCGCTATGGCCCAATCCGCAACATGCGACCGATGCAGGATGAGGTGAATGCTCGCCGATCGCGTGGCCTGCACCTTTTGAACGCTCGGCAGGTGCAGAATACCGATATCACCGCGCCACCGGTTGATGCTGAGTCGGTCCGTCAGGAAATGGCTCGCGCAGACGGCGTGGTTCCGACCGGCTGGGCAGCGGTGCCGACCAGCGACATGGCATCAGGTAATCTTGCCATGCTTGCGGAAGCAAAGGACAGCCTATCACGCATGGTGCCAGTGGCGTTAGCTCAGGATTTACGAGAAGGCAGCGCCGCCAGTGGTCGCGCTCGCCAGGTTGCGCAGCAAGCGGGGCTGACGCAGTTCGGTCGTGGGTTTGGGCGCTTGGAGGATTTTGAAGAGCGCATTTACGAGCAAATGTGGCTGACGGCGCAGCAATTCTGGACAGAACCGATGTATGTCAGGGTTACGGATGACCCCCGCGCGCCGTCATTCCTGCAAATCAATATTCCCCAGATGGCGCCGGCTTTAGTGCAGCAGCCAGACGGATCGATGGCTGTGGGCGAACAGCAAGTCGGTACGCAGAACGCCATCGCTGAGATGGACATGGACATCATCATCGGCACCTCACCCGATAGCGTTGCGCTTGAGCAGGAAGTGTTCGAAGCCCTGATGGGGCTGGTGCAGAAGGGCGTTGACGTGTTCTCGCCGCAATTCGAACTGCTCATTGAGATGAGCCCGCTGCCCGACAAGACGCGTGTACTTGAGCGCCTCAAGGCATTCCGCGATCAGGTGCAGCAGCAGCAGGCGCAAGCTCAACAGGCCGCCCAAGCGGCACAGGAACGGGCGCAACAGATCGGTGAAGCAACCGCAATGGCCAGCATTGAAAAGACCAATGCTGACACTGCGCTGATCACGGCCAAGGCGCAAGGCCAGCAGGTCGACAACGAGGTATCGGCGCTCCACGCCCTTTATCACCCGGGCGATGAAACCGCTGCTTGACCGCCCTCTACAGTAGTTCGGACAATATACCCCGTCGCTATGCCTGAATAGCGATCTCGCCGCCGGAGCTTCGGGCGGTACGGGTTCCCTGTCCCGACAAAATAGGGTGGCCGCCGCATCGGGCGTGTCGTTGTTGCCCACGATACGGGCGAGGAAGGGTAAAGGATGGCGGAAGAGTCCGAAGAGTTGTTCGCAGACGTTGGCACGGAAGTGTCGGAGCCCGTTGAACAGCCGATCGAGCAGCCGGCAGAAGAAGCTCCAGTTACGGAGCCGATCGAGCCGGTAGAAGAGCCGCTCGCCGAACCTGTTGTAGCACCGGAAAAGCCGGAGGCCGGGTATATCCCGATCGCGGCAATGATGGACGAACGCGACAAACGCAAGGCCCTGGAAGCAGAGCTGGCGCGACTTCGCGAACAACAGCAGGCACCGGAAGTCCCCAATCCTTTCGATGATCCGGATGGGTACGCCGCGCACCAGACCAAAATGGTCGAGGAGCGGTTAACGCAAGAACGTTTCGCAATGAGCGACATGTTTGCGAGGCAGCAGCATGGGGCTGAGACGGTCGAAAAGGCAGTGGAGTGGGCAGGCGCCCGCGCAGCAGCCGATCCGGCTTTCGCAATGTCCTACATGCAGCAGCGAAACCCTATCGATTGGATCGTCCAGCAGCACAAGCGTGACGCGCTGCTGACCGATATTGGCGATGTTTCGAAGCTGGACGACTGGTTCGCCCGAGAAGCCGCCAAGCGAGGATATGCAGCCGTTGGCGCTCCCGTAGCGGCCACGGACATTTTGCCTGTGGCTCAACCTAAACCGGCGGTTCCGTCTGTGAAGGTGCCACGGAGCCTCGCGACGCAAGGATCATCTCCGAGCGATATTCGCGACGTTGCGACAGGCCCCCTAGCGGCAGTGGATTCCGTCTTTACCCAGTGAGGTAGAGAAATGGCCGAAGTCCAGCTTGCCAGCGTCAACGAATTGACGGTCTGGAAGCGTGATTACCTGACGAGCTACGTTCGCACGTCGGGGTTCATGCCCTATATGGGTCGCGGTGAATCCGCGATCATTCGTGTCCTGCGTGATCTTTCGACGCAGGCGGGTTCCTCCATCATCGTTCCTCTCATTCTCGAACTTTCCGGCCGAGGCGTCCAGGGCGCCGAAGTGCTTGAGGGCAATGAGGAGGAGATGCTCGATTTCGGCGATCAGGTGCGGATCAACTGGATTCGCAACGGTGTCGTCGTCCCCAAGTCGACCAGCTTCAAGACAGAGATCGACCTCCTGAATGCGGCGCGCGAGCGTTTGCGGACATGGAGCAAGGTCCAGCTCCGCACGGCGATCATCAACGTGCTCAAGTCGATCATCATCCCCGGCACGCTCGACACGGACGGTAACCCTCTGGCGGATACGGCGGTGCTTTACGAAGCAGCGACGGCTGGCCAGCGCAACACCTTCCTGACGAATAACGTCGACCGGATGCTGTTCGGCAATCTCTACGCCAACACGTCGTCGCTCAACTGGGCAACGTCGCTGGGCAACGTGGACGGCACCAATGACAAGATGTCGGCAACGGTGATCCAGATGGCCAAGAGTCTGGCCAAACAGACCACCAACGCTACGAACGGTATGGCTATCAACCCCTATCAGTCGGACGCTACCGCTGGTCGGGAATGGTACGTGATGTTTATGGGGTCTGACGACTTCCTGAACGCCAGCCGCGACCCGACCATCATGGCGGCTGACAAGGATGCGCGCGAGCGTGGGGTTGACAGCAATCCGATTTTCCAGGGCGGAGACCGTATCTATGACGGTGTTATCCTGCGCGAGATTCCCGAACTAACGCCGTTGATCGGTGCCGGCGCGGCTGGCGTCAACGTGGGCCGTTCGTTCCTGTGCGGCGCCGGGGCGCTGTCGATTGCATGGGGCCAAGACCCGACGCCGCGTAGCGACATGGACCGGGATTACAAGTTCCGCCCCGGCGTCGCGATCGAGGAACTGCGCGGTCAGAAAAAGACCAGCTTTCAGGGCGTCAACTACGGCACGGTCGAGGTGTTCACCGCCGCCGTTCCGATTGGTTAAGGAGACAGGAAAGTGACCGCATACAAATCAACTCAGATGAGCACGCCGCGCTACCCCGTCTCCGGGCCTGGTATGGGCGGCCGTAGCATCAAGGTCGAGCGAGGCGAGTTCACGCTTACCGCCGCGCTAGCTCTTAACGACACGATCGACATGTTCAAAATTCACCCACGTTTCCGGGTGGTCGGGGGCTTCGTCAAGGCGACTGATCTCGATACCAACGGCACGCCGACGATCGTTCTCGCGTTGGGTGATGCCGGGGATGATGATCGATATTTCACCGCTCTGACCATTGGTCAGGCTGGCGGCGTATCAACGACGATGGCGGCCACGGGGGTGGATTACTACAACAATATCTCCGCGCCGCTCACCATTACGGCAAAGGTTACGACGGCCCCGGCCACCGGCGCTACGACCGGAACGATTGTTGCCGAACTGTGGGGTTATATCGAGGAGCCGGCGTGATGACCAAACTGACGTGGATCGGGGACAGTGATCCCGAAGCGCAGTCGGTGACCCAGGACGGCATTACGTTCGTCAAGGGGCATCCGACGCCGGTTGCGAACAAGGACGTGTTCAAGCGCCTTTCGGACAACCCTATGTTCTCGGCTGATAGCAAGGCCGAGCCCGTGGAGGCCGATGAGGGCGCACCGGTCGACCCAGACGAAGGCACGGAGAAGGGCGCGATCAAGCGCCGACTCCGTGACGACTATGGCGTATCGATGCAGGGCAACCCCTCGCTCGAAACGCTGCGTGCTCGCCTTGCTACCGAAGCTGCGAAGTAGGACTAATGGCGTCCTGTCGACACGTCATTAATGGCGCCCTGCGCAAGCTGGGTAGACTTGGTGGCGGACGCGACCCAAGGCAGGCAGATGCTACCGATGCGCTGGCGGCTCTCCAGGGGTTGTACCTCTCCTGGATCGCTTCCGGCGCATTTGGTCGCCTCCGCGATGTGATCGCGGAGGCCGACATTACGGCTTGCGAGAATAGCCGGATCATTCGCGATGAAACGGTTGTGACGGTGACGTTACCCGAGGTCGTGCCGGCATATTGCAATCCGCTTCCCTATGGGGCGCTGTGGCCTGCTGTGGTGCAGAACGGCACCGATTACGCCAACCGACCGCCACGTGACGGCTCTGTCGTGCAGATCAAGGACACGATCGGAGGGCAGGTTGCGAGCTACGTCTACGACGGCACGCTGCGCCAGTGGGTGCATGTCGAAATGCTCCAGATGGATACCGAGGCTCCGCGATCGGTGACTGATCCTGAAGGGCTTTCCGCCGTGCTGGCGATGGAGCTGGCGGACACATTCGGTGCTGAGATCGGGCCGACGACGTTACGCCAAGCAGGCCGCTACACAACGGCCATGATCAATAACCCGTCTGCGCCCAGGCGCGAGGCTGTTGGAGTGTATATGTAATGGTCGATATTGATCGCTTCACCAACGCCCGTGCGGTTTACGCGGTTGACAGCACGGGCGCCGTAGTGGGCACGGCCAGTGCGCCTATGAGCGTCATTAGCGGGGCAACTGAGTATGAGACTGTCGCGGCATCAGCGACCGACCAGGTGCTTGGCGCGGTGGGAGCCGTTGGCGATTATCTAAGCCATATCATTATCCAGCCCGCCACAACGGGGGCAGGAACCTGCACGGTCAAAGACGGAACTACCGTCATCTACACGTTCACGACTGGCACTCTGGGGGATCTGAAACCGATCACGGTCCCCTTTGGCGCGGTCAGCGTCAATGCCGGCGGCTGGAAAGTAACGACGGGCGCGAACGTTGCGGTGGTCGCGTTCGGTAACTTCACCTAAGATGCGCTTTCAGGACATTCTGATGACGGCGGCTCAGCAGGGCGCCGCCTCCATTCCGCTTATATCCTATCTCGATGATGGCGGCGCTTCCGCCGGGCTCTGGTACGGCGCCAATTCCGGCCCGGCATGGGTCTATGACGCGCCGACCAACCGCGTCCTCGGTGTGATCCAGCGATACAATTACAACGGCGGGACGGTGCTGAAGGAGAATACGTTCTTCTCCTACGACCTGACCGCTGGTGTGGCATCAGTCGGCAACGTGATCATGACCGATGACAGCAATGTCGTCGGTACCGCCGACCAGCACGGCGTCGGCGTTCTCTGCAAAGACCAATATGGGTTCTTGCACTCGTACGGTGGCGCGCACAGCCTGCCGATGAAGCACAGCATCTCGATCGACGGCGGCGCCACATGGTCTGCTCAGGGCGCCGTGGGCACCGGCATGACCTACCCGCATCCCGTGCACGTCGGGAACACCCAATATCTGTTCATGCGGGAGTCGCCGGGCGGCAATACCTACCCGCTCGTGCTGTATAAATCATCGAGCATCAACGCCTCGACCGGCGCCGTCTCCTGGAATGCCAAGGTGACGGTCATCGATATGGAGAACGATTCGCGCACCTATGCCGGTACGCTCGTCGCGCAAGGCAATCTGATCTATATCCCCTGGTGCCGCGCCAACGCGGCCGACAGCATCCGGCTCGACCTCTATATGGGCGTCTATGACACCACCACCGACACCTTCCGCAATCTCGCCGGAACCGTGTCGGTAAGCGGTGCCGGCTTCCCACTTCTCCGCTCCGTGGCCGATGCCTCGTTTAGGCTAGTCGACCAGACCACGGCTGGGATCGAGGAAAGCAATACCCCATCGATCTTCATCGACGCCGAGGGAATCCACTGTCTCTACCAGGGCGGCGCGAGCGGCCTGATCTTCTATTATGCGCGCTACAGCACCTCGGGCGCTCTTCTTGAAGGCCCGACGAACCTCGGCGCCGCGCCGTATCGCTATTCGACCCCGGCGATCGGCCCACTTCCCGGCGGAGGCGTCGAAGTCCTGTATCCATCGCTTGTCGGTGCCGTGAACGATATGGAAACCCAGGCGGCCTTCGTCAGAGGCGGGAATATCTATCGAACCACGCGCCCGGCCGGCGGGTCTTGGTCCGCTGCTGAGCTGATCATGGCGACGACCCCCGTCCATCCCCTGGATGGCGTGGCCCGCGTCGAGGGTGCGCCGAGCAACTTCCGGTTCGCCTTCTGCGAGCGCGCTATCGATGATCTCGATTTCTCAACAGGCGGTAATTTGCGCACCTTTGGCTGGGGGGGCAACGGGATTGTCACCACGCCATTCGTAGAAGATACTGACGCTGCTGCCTATATTGGGGGTGCGTCATATAGCAATGTTGATCGGCAGATCGTCACCAATTATTTCCGTGGGATCAAGCGGGTAGGATGGTGGCTCAAGGGCGATTTCGCCTATCTGCTCGGCGAGCCGGTTGAGGCGGTGGCGCGCAAAAACGTGTTCGAAAGCGTGAACTCCGGCACGTCATTGACCGATACGGCGGCGAGCGTGACGTATACGCCATATCTCGGCTTCACCAGCACCGCGAGCGCCAAGCTGACTGCGGCATTCAACCCTTCTACATCCGTCACAAAGCGAATGACCACGACAAGCATCCAGCTATGCATCGTTCCGACAGCGAATGTCACGGCCCCTAGCAGCGATCTCGGCACGACAGCGACGACAGCCGCCCTCACCCTGTCGGCGCAATCGACCAGTAATAATGCAAGCACGCTGCTGGCTGACAGCACCAGCCTTTCAGTGTCTGTCGGATCAGCCGCTTTCCTGGTGATGTCGCAACGTGGATCGAATACCAAAGCCATCTATTTGCGCAGTAAGAACTCGAAAACGACCTCAACGGTGACGCCGACCGCCTTCCCCAATGGCAATCTCACCCTACTTGGTAACTCAACTGGATTCAGCCAGAGGCGCCTTGGCTATGCCCACGGCGGCTCCCAACTCGATGCTGGGCCGACCATTCAGGTGGTCAAGCGCTACATGTACGAACGTTTGGGGGTAGTTACCTGATGCCAATCGTACCCTTGGGAATAGGCGCCTATCAAAGAGCCTCGGGATTCGTTCCCGAGGTGCGTCTTGTTAATCTTATTCTTGAGCAGGATGCTACGGGGATCAGCCCTGACAAGACGCTTCGTATCCAGCGCCCCGGTCTGACGGTATATAACACGCTTCCCGAAAGCATCCGGGGAATTAACTTCCGGGATTCGACAAGCGAGACATTCACGGTTGGCGGTGGCCTGCTATACAACGGAAGTTCCCCCGTTGGGGCGATTGCCGGGGTAGGCATTACGCCGATGGTGGCAACGCCTTTCAGTCTGTTCATTGCTGGCGGTGGCGCGCTCTACGCCTACGATACGGTTCTGGCTACGATCGCGTTGCCTGATGATGCTCCGGATGACGGAACGGTGCAGGACATCGACCAGCTCAACGGTTATTGCCTAGTGCTGCTCCCGAATGGTCGTTTCTACTGGGTAGTTCCTGGTGAGGCGACAATTGACCCGCTGAACTTCGCCACAGCCGAAAGCCTGCCGGACGGGGCAGAGGCAATCGTGCGGCTGGGGGATGAGTTCGTCATTCTCGGTACTGAAAGCGGAGAGGTGTGGCAGCCTACGGGGGACGCGGATGCCCCATTCCAGCGCGCGACCGGGCGTGGTTATGAGAAGGGCTGCCTCTATCGCGATACCGCTGTCAGGTTCGACAACACTCTAGTATGGGTGACCGATCAGTATGAAGTGTGTCGGGCATCTGCCGTTCCTCAGGTCATTAGCAACCCCGCGCTTTCGGATCGCATTCGTCGCGCTACGGGCGATTGTTCTGCTTGGACATTTGCAGTCGATGGCCATGATTTCTATGTGCTGCGTATTCCAGGACAAGGTACTTTTTCCTATGACGCTCTGACGCAATCGTGGTCGGAGTTCTCAACCTATCAGGAGTCCGTCTGGCGCCCACATGTTGGCATCCAGCATGACGGGGTTATCCTGGCCGGTTCATCAGTAGACGGGAAAATCTATAAGGTAGACCCTGAGAACGCGACCGATGACGGGACGCTGATCGAGCGCATCGTGACCGCGACGGTTGGGATCAACGCCAAACCTCCTCGCAACGATAGCGTGTCGATCGGCGTCGGGTGTTCGAGTGACACGATCATTCGGTTGCGCTGGAAAGACGGGCAGGACGACTACCTGGATTATTACGATGAGATTGCAACTCGTGCGCCGTTCGATGTAGCGCAACTCTGGAGACTTGGCCAACCAGATCAACCTTATCGGACGCTGGAAATAAGCTGCATCTCGCCTGAGAAGATTAGCCTGTTTGGCATGGTCGTTAATTCGGGCTGGGCCTGATGGCAGATTTCGTCCGCATCCCAACATTCTCGCAGCGCGATCCGGCGGTTGATAAAGATGGCCGCTTCACGAACGCCACATTGAGCACCTTAAACGATGCCCTCGGGCAAATCGTGGTGGCCATCAACGCGATTGCCGCACTTCCCGAGATACAGGACGCTTTGGTAGAATTAGATGCCGCCACGGCCGCCGCGCAGGCGGCGGCAGACAATGCGAATGCGGCGACGGCAACGAACACAGCGGCCACTTCGCTGGCTAACAGTTATGTTTCTGGCCTAACGCTGACGGCCACGGACGCCGGCACGGACGCAACTATCACGATCTCTGCCCACACGCGGGTTTATGGGGATGGCACGTCGGTAAGCGTCTCTGGCGGCTCTCTGACGGGCCTGGCCTACGATACGACCTATTATGTCTATTACGACCAGCCGAGCCGGTCAGGGGGGTCCGTAACCTATCAGAGCACGACGGACCCGACGATTGCCGCGCAGACCGGGGACAGGCATGTTGTCGGGTCCACGACAACGCCACTAGCAGCGGGGGCGCCGATCGACGGCGATCCAGTGCTTCCGCCAGGCGCTGGCGCGATCAAGAAGCTGTCCGGCGCATGATCGAGCGAGTGCATGATGCCAACATGATCAACGCAATCGCGAACGAAGCGACGGTCAGGCAATTGATGTTCGTGGGCATGATGTACCCACTGCACGATCTCGATTTCTCGGATTGCCTGGATAACAAGCAGAATATCTGTCTGATGGACGACAAGGGCTTCTGCTCCATTTTCCAGTGGAGCGCGCCCGGCGTGTACGAATGCCATATTATGGCGCCCAAGTCGGCAAGGGGTGCGTCGTGCATGGCGTCGGCCCGCGAGATGTTGGCACATATGCGCGAACAAGGCGCTCGTTTGGTATGGGGGCGTCCATCAATCTACAATCGTGCCGCCATATGCTTTATCCGCCGAATGGGCCTGAAATCGGCTGGTTTCGGTACGGATGCGGCGGCTGGTGACGTGCAGTATTTCGTGACGGAGGACTTCTAGTGCCACCTGTAGCCATCGCGGCGGGCATTGCGGCCGGCGGCTCCATCATCGGAGGCGCCATTTCGTCGGGGGCGGCCAGCAAGGCGGCCAAGGCCCAACAGTCCGTTGCTCAGCAGCAGATCGCCGCCAACAACGCCAATCGTCAGCAGATCATCGGCATGGAACAGCCGACCATCGATCGCGGCAACGCGGCGGGAAGCGTTTATGGTGGGTTGCTCGGGTTGGGCGACGCAGCGGCTTCGCAAAAAGCGCTGGACACCTGGCGCGGCTCGATCAGCTATAACGATCTGCTTAAGACCGGCAATGCCGCCGTCAATGCGAACGCGTATGCGCGCGGCATGGGTGATAGCGGCGCGACGCTGAAGGCGCTCCAGAACAGGGGCCAGTCGCTCGCCAACCAGACGCAGGGCATTTACATGTCCAACCTCAACAACCTCATTCAGACGGGCAACAGTGCGATCGGGAATGTCGCAGGGGTTTCGACGCAGACGACCGGCGCCAATAATGCCGCTTTGCAGAATGCGGCTGACGCCCAATCGAACGCGGCGCTTATCTCAGGTGCGGGGTGGCAGAATGCCCTAAAGAACCTGACGAACATCGGGTCGAGCATGGCGACAAGCTTTGGCGGAGCGGGCGGCGGAGCGCCGATCAGCGGACAAATGCCAGGATATGGAGCATTCAACCCGATGCAGCCCATCGGCTATTTCGGAGGGCAGTAAATGGCCGTCGAATGGGGTCTAGGCCAGCCGCAGGGCGGCCCGTACGACTATCTGCAAAGCCTCCAGCAAATGGGCCAGATCGCGGCGCAGAAGCAGGGGTTGGCACAGAATCAGTACAACTTCAACCGGCAGCGCACGGCCGATCAGCAGCGCCCGCAAATCCTGACGCAGGCGCGTGCAGGGGATTTCAGCGGGGCGCAGGATACCGCGTTCGCCAATGGTGACATGGATGCACTCAAGTTTGTCAGTGGCCTTCAGGAAAACCAACGCAAGATCGTGGCCGATCACGCTGATACAATTGCCTCTGTGGCAGCCAATCTTTCCGCCCTCCCGGAGGGGCCGGATAGGTTGGCTGCATTCGACGCCGCACTGCCATCATTGGCGGCAAAGGGCTTTACGCCAGATGAGCTCGCGCAGGCCCGCAGCAATCTAAGCAACAATGGGCTCAAGGGCTATATCGCGGCGGCATCGACCACGAAAGACGCGCTGGAGACGTATTACAAGTCGCAACAGGCCCTTACGGTAGCCGATGGTGCGCAGGTGTTCGGCGCCACCCCGATGGGCGGTGGGCCGCGCCCGCTGATCGCCGAGAACACGAAGGACATTACGCCGCAAAAGCCGGTGTGGGATTCGGCGCGTGGCGGCTGGGTGTATCCGCCTAGCGCGAGTGCCCCAACCGGATCGATGACGCCGCTCGGCGGTGGCACTCCCGGAACTTCGTCTGGGCCTGGGGGCAACCCCTATGACGTTGTTCTCGGCAACGGTGCCTATGGCAAGCCGCCTGCTCCGCTCACCAGCATGACGCTGGGGGACGTGTACGACTTCGGCCGCAACGTCTTGATCCCCAACAGTAAGAAAGCCGGCGTTGGCAGAGACAACCGTGGCTTGATCGGCTCAAGCGCGGCTGGAGCTTACCAGATCACGGGCGAGACTCTTCGCAGGATCGCCCCTCAAGTGCTTGGCGCCGATTGGGAGCAGCAAACGTTCACACCTGAGGTTCAGGACCGGCTAGGCGAAGCGATCTACAATGATGCGCAGCGTAGCGGGACGCCGCTCAATAAGGTCTGGGCGTCGCTGTCTCCGCAAGAAGCCGCCAGCCTTCAGGGTAAGCCGTGGTCGCAAGTGCGTGACACTATCGTTCACGGTGAGACTGGCATTGGTGGCGCGCCGCAAACACCTCAGTCGACTGCGACGAATGGTAGCTTCGTCCCGATCGCAGGGCCGCGCCCACAAAACGCACCTGCCGGGTATCAGTATACGGCCGATGGCCACACGCTTGAGCCGATCAAGGGTGGCCCGGCTGACCCAAGCACGCCAACCTCCCGCAATGTCCAGAGCAACCGCAAAGCCGAGACGGACTACCGCAAGGAGTTTGAGCAGCGCCAGGACGTGAAATCTTTCGTGACGGCCCGCAATCAGTACTATGCGCTGCGGAAAACGGCCCTCAATCCAAATGCGACGGCATCTGACGATATTTCGTCGGTATACTCTTTCATGAAGGCGCTCGACCCCCAATCGGTTGTTCGCGAAGGTGAGTTCGCGACCGCCCAAAACGCTACCGGTGTGCCTGACCGCATGAAGAATTATTACAACCAGATGCTAAAAGGAACCCGCCTGAACGCCAATCAGCGGCAGGATATGGTCAACACAGCCTATCGCAATTATTCGGTCATGCGCGACAATTACAACAACGTCGCCACTCAGTATCGTGGCTATGCGCAGTCGGCGGGCGTCAACCCGGACAATGTGGCGCGCACCTATACCGTCGATGAGAAGAAGTCCAACGCACCGCGTCCGCAGCCGAAAGCCGGCTGGAAGATCACGGAGCGCAAATAATGGCCCGCAAGCTTTCCGTCACTACCCCGAACGGTAAGACGTATGATATCGAGGCTCCAGACGATGCTACGGATGCCGACATTCAGGCTGAAGTCTTGCGCGTTCACCCGGAGGCGGCGGGTGACTTAGCTCCTAGTACGGTTCAGGTTGAAGGCGGACGCCTGCCTGGACCGAACGAACCAGGATATAGCAATTTCATCAGCGCTGGCTATCAGACCGATGCCCATGGTAATCTGCTGCCGAAAGCACCGGATCAGCGCCCGGTATCGCAATCGCAGGGCTTTGCCGAGGGCTTTGAGAAGCCGTGGAACAACGCGGCTGACTGGCTCACGCAGGGCATAAATAAAACTATTCCCTCTGCACGAGAGGCCGCAACGGGCAATTTAGACCTTTCGATGCTTGCTGATCCATCTGCGTTGATCAAGATGGGCCTTGCGGGTGCTTCGTATGCGGGAGCAGCCCTTGAAGGTAACGGCAACCTCCAGGCGGGTGATGCGATCAACAAGCTTGGCGCACCTCTCGGTATGGCGCCAAGCGTACAGGCCGCGCGTGATACGCAACAGCAGAGCCGCGACCAATCGCCGTATCAGAGCGGAGGGCTCGGGAAGTTCGCCGGTGAGGTAACCGGCGCAGTACTGTTGAGCCGACTGCCAGGCGGGGCATTTTCGCAAGGCGCGCAGGCCGGCGCATTGCTCACCGACACACCGAATGACACGGT